TGATAGCCTTGGCACGTATCAACACAGCGACTTCCTTGCTGATCTAAAAGCTACTTTTGTTCGGGGTGAATGGCCGGAGGGTTGTGTTAGATGTAAAACAGAAGAACAAAACAGCATTGAAAGCAAACGTCAACTTGATTACACCAGATGGAAGCAGTATTACGACAGCTATGATCTGGCCAGCGACCAGTGGATCACCGCAAGTGTGGCGTTTGGCAATACCTGTAATCTCAAATGTATCACTTGTAATTCCTACGCCAGTAGCAAATGGCAAGCCGAGCAACAACAGATCTACGGTAAAAGTTTTGCCCCAGTGAAGTTTTATAAACAAGAGTTTGTTAAGCAGTTGACGCAATCGGCTCCTGAGTTGGTTCACTTAGATGTGCCCGGTGGCGAACCTTTTTTGAGCGGGATCAAGGAACAGCAAAATTTACTTCAACATTATATAGACACGGGCCAGTGCGAACGCATCAGCCTACACTATACTACCAATGCCACAGTGTTTCCCGATCACACATGGTGGCAACTATGGCAGCATTTTCAATCAGTTGATATTCAGTTAAGTGTGGACGGTGTTGGCAAACGATATGAGTACATTCGTTTTCCGGCTAATTGGGAAGAAACACAGAGCAACATCAAACGCTACATTGATTGCCAACGCAACAACATTGTTTTGAGCGTGAGTCACACTGTGAGTGCTTACAATATTTTTTACCTAGACGAATTCTTTGATTGGTGCGCCAGTCAAGCGTTGCCAAGACCTTGGCTAGGTCGCGTACATTCCCCAACCCACCTGCGTCCCACAGTGTGGCCACAACATGCGAGAACAATGATTGCCAAACATCTGGCAACAAGTTCTAATCCAGATGTACAAAAATGGGCTGATGTAGTAGCCACAACTGATCACAGTGAGTATTTTGAAGAGTTTGTTCAACGAACACATCAACATGATCAGTACCGTAATTTAAAGTTTGCGACCACATTTGGTGAGCTAGCAGATTATGTACGGTGACGGATTGTTTGACTCACGGTACAAAAGCTGCTATAATTCCACAGCAGTCCTGAACTAAGAAAATATATTTTAATGAAAACAGCAACCATTGTTATTCGTGACGAAGTTAACATCAAGATCGAAGGGCTTGATTTGGACATGCGTCGCCGCTTGGTCAATCAATTCAAATACGATGTACCCTATGCTAGATACCTGCCAGCTGTTAGACTGGGTCGTTGGGATGGCAAGGTTAGTTATTTCCAACTGGGTGGGTCAACTTACACAAATTTGTTGCCCGAAATATTGCCTACTCTAGAGCAGTACAACTGGGACGTAGAACTTGATGATCAGCGTGACTACTCAGTGACATTTGATTTTGCCCCTGTTACGGAAGCTACATGGGCACACAAGTCATGGCCCAAAGGCCATCCTGCTGAAGGTGAGCCTATAATGTTGCGTGACTACCAAGTTGAGATTGTCAACAACTTCCTAGCTAACCCGCAGTGTATACAAGAAGTGGCCACAGGCGCAGGCAAAACAATCATGACTGCTACACTCAGTGCCGCAGTGGAACCCTATGGTAGATCGATTGTGATTGTGCCCAACAAGAGTCTTGTGACACAAACAGAAAAAGACTATCGCAATGTTGGGCTAGACGTAGGTGTGTACTTTGGCGATAGAAAAGAGCTAGGGCATCAGCACACTATCTGTACTTGGCAAAGTCTCAACGTCCTACTAAAAAACACAAAATCTGGTGTTGCTCAAACCACAATCGGCGACTTTATTGAGGATGTTGTGTGCGTCATGGTAGACGAAGTACACATGGCCAAAGCCGACGCACTCAAAACTTTGCTCACAGGTGTAATGAGTCGTATTCCCATTCGTTGGGGACTTACAGGTACCATACCCAAAGAGAAATTTGAAAGCCAAGCCCTGTTGGTCAGTCTTGGTCCTGTGATTGGCAAACTATCAGCCAACGAACTACAACAACAAGGCGTGCTGGCACAATGCCATGTAAACATTGTACAACTACAAGATCACGTGGAGTACGCCAATTATCAAAGCGAGCTTAAATACTTGCTAGAAGAGTCAGGTAGATTAGATACCATGGCCCGACTGATACAGCAAGTAAATGAAACTGGCAATACTTTGGTCTTGGTTGATCGTGTGGCAGCTGGACATGCGTTAGTAGAACGACTGGGCGAACGTGCTGTGTTTGTATCGGGTGCTACCAAGGGTACAAAAAGACAGGAGCATTATGATGAAGTTGCGGACACCAACGACAAAATCATCGTTGCCACCTACGGTGTGGCAGCGGTTGGAATTAACATTCCTAGAATCTTTAACCTCGTTCTTATTGAACCTGGCAAGAGTTTTGTTAGAGTCATCCAGAGTATTGGTCGGGGTATCCGAAAAGCTGAAGACAAAGATCATGTCCAAATCTGGGACGTAACATCTACTTGTAAGTTTGCCAAGCGGCATTTGACCAAACGCAAGGCTTATTACAAGGAAGCTAACTATCCTTTCACACAAGAAAAACTTGAATGGATGACCACAAAGTAACACCAATAACTTGTGCTTATTTAGATCACGGGTATACCACACAAACCAGTGGACCATGTTGTCATGTACCCATCCCCGGGGTTACCAGCCGCGCAGAAATGATCTGTCATCCTAAATTAATTGAAATCAGAAATTCAATGAATCAAGGGCAATGGCACCCTGATTGTCACAGATGTCAGAGTGTAGAAGAAGAAAATCAAACAAGAGATGATCAGACGCTAAGTCAACGTCAAGAACTCAACAGACGTCATCAACAATACCGTAAACTTTTCCCCAATAAAGATTTTACGGTAGACACACTGTTGTATCTCACAGTGGATGTGGGCCGTGCTTGTAATATACAATGTAGGTCCTGTGGTCCATACTACAGCAGTAAATGGATCAATGAGTACAACACGCTGCCTGAACAACTACAGTTTACCAAGCCGTTGGAAATAAACATCTGGCCATCAGACAACTACGCAGAGGATCAAGATGATTTCAGCAACCTTGTGACTGTGGATATACTGGGCGGGGAACCAATATACAACATCAAAAGTTACGGGCTGTTGAAAAGAATTCTAGACGCCACAAAAGGTCAAACAAATTTACATATCATAACCAATGGCACACTGTTGATTGATTTTGAAAAGTATCACTGGTTGTTGGACTTCAATCACATCGCAATCACTGTCAGCATAGACGGTATTGGATCCACAGGTGAATTTATAAGAACAGGCAGCTCCTGGGTTGACGTAAGAAGAAACATACAAACGTATCAACAAACATCAGATCGAATTAATGTCAATGCGCACATTACTCATTCGCTGTTGAACATATTTGAGATAACTAAGATACGAGCTTGGTGTACTGAATGGCACGTTACTCCGATTAAAAATCTAACCATAGTTCAGTACCCAAAACATCTTACCTATAGTGTGTTGACTGACAGCGAAAAGGCTGATGTTGTACAAAGATTAACAAACACAGCAGCCGATTACCTTATACCGCACATTGAAAATTCACAGCACGATTCTGAGGCTAGAAGTAATTTTTTTAAGCTCATGGAACACACATTGGAATATCACAATCTCTATTGGAGAGATTTGATACCCGAACTGTCGGCAGTGATCAAAGAAACTTGACACAGTGTCAAAATTTTGTTACAATGAAACATGAAAATTTTAACGTTAGAAAACACAACATTTGATCTCGATCATCTACCTGAAGAGGTTGATGACATGAGGTTTGCTATATTGGACAACTCTACTCCCACAGATCCAGATTATCATTACATACCTTTGATCTTTCTTGAAAGTTTTGTTGCTCCGGCACTGGTCCTAAGGATAGGAACCAACAAGATCAAGATGCCCCTGGATTGGCAAATACTAATAGGAGAACCTGATCTGGGTGATCTTGAAATGCTGCCGCTGACATCTATCAATGATCGTGGATTCAAAGCATTTGAATTCAACCCGCTGTCAAGTTTTAGACCCAGTTTTCCTGATGTAGAAATTCTAGATGTGTACCAAGAAGTTACGTGGTACGCACCAAAACTTAAAAACGGACAGATGTTGTGTGTGCCCATAAACGAAGGCGCCAAACCTGCTTGCGTTTATTTTGTCAAAGACATTAGTCGTAACTGCGAGATCGTAGACTATAACAAGGCCTGGTAATATGCAACTCAAATACAACCAACATGACGTCGGCGGAGAAGTTGTCAAAGACAACGAAACATATCTGCTGAAAGACAACAAGACATTAAAAAATCTTGTGCTGAGTAGTACCAAACTGTATCGCGGGCAAGCTACCCGTGGCCACAGTCACGCAGGACAAGAGGAAGTTTACTTCTTTGTACAAGGCACGGGCATGATGATTGTGGACGAAGAAAAGTTTCGGGTCAACGCCGGGGACATTATCCTCATTCCCGACGGTGCGTTTCATCGTGTGATCAACGACGGTGAAATGAACTTGATATTCAACTGTGTGTTTGACGGCAAAAGGAACCACTGATGGGCAGTCTTAAACCAGGTGCAACTTACGTCTACGAGCGTGTGGACAATCGAATATATGCTCGAAAGTTTGGAGAAACCAAACGTCAGTTGATAGGTTGGGACAATCCTGAAGGCCTGGCCATGCGTGAATATGCCAGTGAAATAAATGGGGTGTTACGAATGTGCGAGTCAGATCCGGCCATGCGGGAGTTGCTGGAACAGTTATTTGTATTGTATAATCTCAAAAAGAATCACAACACTGTTGACCACCATCCTGTATGAGCGACAAACTAAACATTAACAATGAAATGCGTCAGCTAGATCTCAAACACAGATCTTTCTATGACGAGCTCACTGACGAAGAGCGCAAGAAGTTTTCAACATATCTCATGATACGTTGGAGTTCCAGTGTTCAAGGCAACAGAGAACTACAAGAATACTATGTTCAAAGTGCCAATCACTATTTGAACAAACATTTCTTTACCTTGAGCCGCCATCCCAAACTACAGTGGTTGGCGGCCACGGCTG